GGTGAAAAGATCAGGCCAATGCCGCCACCGCCGACCATTGTCGCGCAGCCGACCGCAAGCACCATCGGCAGTGCTCCGGCAAGACCCAGATAGAAGATCGCTGTAGCCGCGCCCAGCGACATAGAGCCGAGCGCGAGTGTAAGTTTGTGTAGGGTTCTCATGACTATGCCCTCCCCGAAACTGTGTCGCTTTGGGTCATCCATTCCTTGCGTTGCTGGTAAATGCGGTCACGCTCGGTACGCTCGATCTGGCTCCACATGTCATCATCGTAAGACCAATCAACCCGCGCTGGCTTGGTGCCGTACTTAGCCATGAGCCGTGCAGCTTCAGCCATGATGCCTTTGATGATCCAGAAAGCGTCAGTGGTTGCCCAATCGCTAACCTCGCAGCTTTGGTATTCAAGACAGCAACACATGTTGTAAATGTCTGCGTATGACAGATTAAGGTTTTGGCTGGTTTTCGAGACGGCAACACACTCATCAACAAACCCAGCTTGGCACATGCTGTCATCAGAGCCGTAACGCTCCGCAACGCTGGCAAGGTTTGCCTCAGCAAGTGTGCGTGTGATCAGCATACGGTTGTCGGCATCAATCGGACGCTGCTTGGCAATGTTGTAGAAATACGACCTGCGTTGGGGATGTGTCGCCCATGCTGCAAGGTTTGTGATGTGTTCTGGTGATACTAAATAAGCACTCATGACTATGCCCCCATTGAAGTAAGTTGAAACAATGTGGTGTAGTCGTTTGCACGGCTTGGCTTATCGCCAGCCAACGACAGGAAATAGGTCTTGCCGTTCTTTAGTTGTGCCATTGTGTTAGTGATAAGACACTCAACGTCACGCGGCATAAAGCCGAGCTTTGCCAAGTGCGGGATCAACTGCGCTTTGCAGTCGAGTAATTTATATGATGGGTGAGTGACCTTTAGGGTAAAAGTCGGAACCTTAGTTGCTTGTGTCATCGCTGGAACCTCCGTGCGACCTGATGTCACAAGGTTCTAGCTGATGGTGCTGGCGGAGAGACTCGAACTCCCAACCGCCCGATTACAAATCGGGTGAACGCCACAAGTAGACCTTGCTTACCTATGACAAGATCACAATATGCCAAGCCTTGCAAGCACAAAACGACAAGTGGCGACACAAATCGACATCGGGCAGTTATTGCGGTTGATTCGGTAGGGGTACGCGCTGCGTCACATGCCCTCAATCGCTCTAGGTTGATCTGTGGTGGCATGTTGCCCAAAGCACTACTAACGTAGCTTGTGACACCTAAAGCCTGTCAGCGGTCATCCTAGGCATGGTGTAGCCCACCAGCAGCCGACACAACGGGCAAATGCGCCTCAAGTCGTGCTTGCTGGTGAACTACAGTGCAAAGATATGTCGTCAGCTTAATTGTGTCCACCTCTTAGACAGACACATAGGAAACTTGGGGGAATAGGTCAGGAGTCTTAGGAGTGCATCGGGTTGCCTAAAGTGTAGTTGTATTGGTTCTATTACTTAGCACTGTAGACAACAAGCGATCTAGGATTGACCTAAGATGACCTAAGAGTGACTAAGCTATCCTGTAGTTGACCAGGCGAGCTTTAGTCCCGATTTCTTTAACAACGAATAACGACCCACCACAGACAATGATCACAAATGCCTAATGGTTGGTGATTGTGTTGTCGTTCTATCCACCCGACTAGACATCGGGCAGCACAAGAAACCTAGGAACATCAGGCACTTAGCAGCGTCACGACTCAGCTTCGGGACTCCTGACCGAGATTCTGACCCCCGTACACCGTAAAAAACAACTGATTTCAAAAGAGAGCTAAACCCTCGGCGTTGTTGTTGTTGTTCCGACCTTTTGCATGAGAGGCTCACCCCAGAAAACATAAGGAAATTAAGATGGCTTTGGAATCAGGCACATACATAAACTCCCTTGTCGCCACCAACCCAGTAGCAACGGACGGGCTTGCCCAAGCAGACGATCACATGCGCTTGATGAAATCAACTATCAAGGCGACTTTCCCTAATATCACAGGTGCCGTTACGTCTGACCAAAGTGAAATCAACGTACTTGACGGAATCACATCCACTACAGCAGAGCTGAACATCCTCGATGGCGTTACTGCCACCGCAGCGGAACTCAACATCCTAGCTGGCTGCACAGTGACAGCAGCAAACTTAAATGCTCTTACTGGTGTGACCGATCTTGCTTCAGCGACAGAAGTCGTCAACGACACCACTCCACAATTAGGTGGTCAGTTAGACACCAACGGTCAGTCTATTGCCTTCGGTAACTGGACTATCGAGGTTGATGGGTCGAACAACCTATCGTTTGCCTACAGCGGCAATGTGAAACTTAGAATCACATCAGCAGGTGCATTGGATGTCGAAGACGACATTACAGCCTACAGTGGTATTTAGTCATGCCAGTAACATCATCCGGCCTCATCAGGCTCAGTGGCGATATTGTAGCTGAGTTTGGTGGCAGCGCACCCCATGCGCTATCAGAATACTATAGAAACGCAGGGCTAGTATCAGCAGGAAACACTGGTGTACCCACCAGCGGTGCATTGTCGTTTTCGGATTTCTATGGGACTACATCAGTTGTTAATCGCGACATCCGTGTCCGAATGAGCCACACAGGATCAAGCTACTCCGGCTTTGGTGTGACAAGTATTTCAGATAGAACACCCCAGTCATATTCCGGCACAGGCACAAAGACTGTCTTCAGTCCAGTGTGGAGAGCAGGAACAGGCTATCTTGGAACAAGCCTGACATTTGGGATAAGCCAAAACGAAGATACAACGGCAACCCATATCGAGTTATTAGGTGGTACTGACGAAACCAACGCTACAACTCGCGTTTTTAAGTGGAACTTGAATACTGATGGTAGCAGCGGTGGTTCTCGCTCATACCGCCTTAACTTTAATTCAAATGGTTCCATCTCATCGCTCACGCAGACTGGCACTCAATACAACGCGGGTATCGTCAGTCTTGTCACTCAGAATATCAATTCCAACCATCGCTGGTATCGCTGGGAAGTCACCAGTCCATCATCTTCAGCCAAAACTGGCACTCTGATCACAGGACAACCAACGAGCCTTAGTTCTGTTTCACAACCAGCATAGAGGAGCACTGTCTATGGCTATTCTCCCTATTCGTGAACTGGGAAACACAGGCGTTATCACTGACGTTTCTCCATACAACATTCCTATCAACGCTTTTAACGCCGCTTTTAACGTGCGTTTTGACGAAGGGAAAGTTAGTCGTGCGCCAATCTTTAGAAACATTAAAGACACGCTTGGGTTCAGCCCTCGCTTCGCCTATGGGATTGTGCCTTCAGTGGGCTTCGATACTGTTGTTGTCGTTTCTGATGCTTGGGATATTAGAGAGTACGCTAACAACAGTATATCAAACGTAAATGGTTCCATCACTGGATCAACTGACCCCCGCCCATACACAGGCACTTCACTTGCTGATGTGGTCTACATAAACAGACCAGACAGAGTACCAGTGTACCGCAACAGCACAGGATCAAACTTTGCTGACCTTCCTAACTGGGACAGCACATGGAGAGCAGCATCGCTCCGGTCTTACGGTGATCAGTTGATTGCCTTGAACATGACTGAAGGTTCTACTAACTTTCCTACAAGGGTTCGCTTCTCTAACCTCACACAAGCTAATACAGTACCAGATTCATGGGACGCTACAGATACTACCAAGTCAGCAGGTTTCAATGACCTTGTGCAGATTGAGACTGAGATTGTCGATGGTGAGACACTAGGAACTAACTTTATTATCTATGCCCGTGACCAAGTGTGGCTTATGGAGTTCGTAGGTGGAACCTTTATCCATAACTTTAGGAAACTGTTTACTGACGCTGGGGTTATCAACCAGAACTGTGTTGTCGAGATCGAAGGCAAACACTTTGTATTCGGACCCTTCGACATCTACACACACGATGGTAACTCGAAACAAAGTATCTGCGATGAGCGTACCAAGAACTTTATCTTTAGTACCCTAAACAACTCAGCGGCTGACCTTTGTTTTGTTCAGCATAACCCGACCCTCAACGAAATCTATTTCTGCTATCAGTCCGGCGATCAGTATGTCGCATTTCCTAATGCTAACAGATGTAACCGCGCAGCGGTCTATAACTATAGACGTAACACATGGTCATTCATGGACCTACCGAATGTAAGCAGTGGGACAGTAGCATCTGTCAACTCCGTTTCAACCTATGCCTCAAGCGTAGGAACCTATGCTCTCACAGGTGGTACTTACTACCAACAGCAAGATAGTTTTAGCAAACACACGATTATGGTAGGTGAGACACTTACAACAGACGGTATTACCAGTGACAAGATATACGGTATCGACCTATCTGACTTAGGGCAGATTGCTTTCCAGCTCGATACTGAAGCCACGAAGCCAGTTTACCTAGAGCGCACAGGTATAGACTTGGATGAAGCAGGGATGGCTGCATCTCAGTATGTAGTCTGCACACGGATTTACCCACAGGCCGACACAATTAACACAGCAGACACCACGATGAACTTTGAGTTTGGTGCGTCAGATATCCCAAGAGTCACCCCAACATACCAGTTGTCTCAGGTCTTTGACATTGCAACAGACCATAAGATTGATAGCAGGGCAGCAGGTCGCTACCTGTCCTATAGGGTCACTATCCCAGACAACAAAGACTTTGAAATCTCAGGCTTCGATATCGAGGTTACACCAACTGGGAGAAGGTAGATGACAATATCAGACAAGACCAATGTTGTCGTTCAGACTTACCTGCGTACACAGTACCCAGTCATAGAAGAAGGCATCAGAAGATACTTTCAAGATGAATTACAACGAATAGAAATAGCCATTGGTACTCTGGCTCAAGCAGCTATCCAAGTAACCGATAACGAACCTGCTAACCCAATCAGAGGCATGGTCAGGTACGCAGTGTCACCGTGGAACCCAACAGGAGCTGGTGATGGCCTATACGTTTACAATGGTACGTCATGGGTAGCGGTATAAAACATGAGAAAAGGAATATGATATGTTTGGTCAGATAGCAGGTGCGCTTATTGGTGGCGTGATGTCTAACAACGCAGCCAATAAACAATCCGCAGCTCAAGATAGAGCATCAGCTCTTCAAGCGCAGGGCTACACCGATGCCCGACCTTACGTCAAAGGTATGTATAAGGGTGGTCAGGCTGGTTTAGACTCAGCTCTTGCTGCTGGTTATTACGGTGGTCCTACATACGCTGGTATGAACGATATGCAGAATACCGCTGCCAACAATATGTTTAACTTTGGCAACAATGCTTTCGGTAACGCTGGTAACATCATGAACGCCACAGGTGGGTTTGGTGTTAACTATGCTGACCTCTACAACCAAGCTAGTGCAGACCGCGCAGGTATCGCTGAAGACTATGTGAACGCAAATGCTGACCCTATGGTTAATCGTGCGCTGCGTGACAGTACACGCCAGCTAGAAGAAGACACGCTGACTAAAATAGGCATGGGTGCATCAGCCTCTGGTAACACTAACAGCTCAAGAGCTGGCGTAGCAGAAGCTATTGCTGGTCGGGGCTACATGGATCGCGCTGCTGACACAAGGGCTGGAATTGAGAACAGACTACGCAACGAGTCATTCAAGAACCAAGATGCACAGTTCTCAAACATGATGAACGCAAATGCTGGCATGTCTACATCATTCAACAACGCTTTTGGTATGGGTAATACAGCAGCAGGTAACATGGCTAACGCTGGCTCGATGTTCCAGACAGACGATCAGAACCGCATGAATGACGACAGGGCAAGGTTCGAGGGCAACCGTGACTTCGAGCTAGATATGTATAACAAGTTTAACGCTGGCATCCTTGGTCGTGCTCCACAGACAGCAGGTAATGTGAGACCTAATCTTGTCGATCCCACTACAGCAGCTTTCGGCGGTGCCATGAGTGGCTTTGGTATGGGTCAGAAGATTGCAAACGCTTTCCAGCCACAAGCGCAGCCGATGGTGTTTGGTGGTTACGGAAACAGTGGCCCATCGACAGGCTTTGGCTTTGGTGGATCAGGTGGTGGATCACCTTATCTCTATGGTGATGGCTACCTTGGTGGAGACTAAAGCACATGCAATTTCCAAGTGGACTACTTAACTTAGACGGTAGCCCCACACCAGCATTGATGGATGCCATTAGACATAGCGAGACAGGCCATCTTAATGATGCACAGGCAGTGGGTGCAGTTAGCAAGAAAGACGCTATTGGTCCTTACCAGTTACTCCGCAAGAACCTGCACCAGATGGGCTACAAGATGCCTACGAATATTAGTGAGGCCGATGCTACTGGTATTGATACATCGAGGGCATTAGCAGCCAAGTATGTCAAAGGTTACAACCAGCATCACAACTTTACTAACCCTCTCCATTCGCTTGCTGCTTTTAACATGGGTCCAACAGCGACTGCTAGGTGGATCGAGGATGGTGCAGACTTCAATGAGCTGCCACAGGAAACTAAAGAATACGTTACGAGAGCATCTGTATTCTTAAATCAAGGACAGAACGACATGATGCCTAATCAAAGTGGTGCTTTAAGCACTAACAAGACTTCAATGCTGCACCCTGATCTACAAGCTGATGTCGCTAAGATGCGTAACAACCAAGTACCAGAGAATGTCATCTCTGATTACATTGCTCAACGTAGCCAGTATTATGATTCATTACCACCTGCACCTACACCACAAGCAGCTCTCACTCAAGGCAATGCTGTAGCACCAACAGCGGCACCAGCGGCTGCACTAACGTCACCTGATGATGAGATGTTGTTAGCTGGTGAGACACCCATCTTTGCCAGACCAAACCCAGACGCTACTTTGGCAACGGTTGGCAACAACATACAACAGGCTTTGATGGGCAAGGGCAGACAGGAAAGAGCAACAGAGGCTGCAAATCAGAAGATCATGTCAGCCGAGATCGACAATGCGCCCGATCCTGTTGAGCTTCCTAACACTACCTTGGCAGATGATGATGATGGTACAGTATTCAATCCATCAATGGTTGCTGCTGGACAATCTATGCAAGGCAGAACACTGCCTATATTGTCGGAGTCAGGTGAGACACCACCAGCCCAAGAAAACAAGTCAGATAACAGCTCAAAGCGTCCTGATGCTGCCTTGCTAAAAGAAGCTAACGACCAGCTAGGAGACATCAACGCATCAGCAGGTAGACGCAATGCGGCTATACTAAGCACTATGCCAACTCAAGCAATAGGCAACGTAGGTATGCGTCCTAATGACTTGATCCGCATTGGTGGAGCTATGGTCAGAGGGTCAGCTCAAGGCGGCTTGGAAGCCATAGGAGCTGCTACCGAAGAGTTTGGTCGTATCGAGGATCGTGACTTGACTGCCTCTGGTGCTCTTCAGAGAGCGTTGGCAAAAGGTAAGGGCAAAGGTAAGGACAAAAAGATACCACCACCTGTTATCCAGAACCCAACAGTCACTGATAATATCGACAAGCTCATACCTCAGTTAGATGAGGATATCGCAAGTTGGTGGCCTAGTAATAAAGCAGGTTTTGTTGGCTCACTACTGTCTAACATTGCAGGTACTGAAGCCCGTGACTTTGAAAGCAGACTTACAACTATCAAAGCCAACATTGGTTTCGATAAGCTTCAAGCAATGCGTGACGCTTCACCGACAGGTGGTGCTTTGGGTCAGGTATCTGAGATGGAACTTAGACAGCTTAATGCGTCTATGGGTAACTTAGAGAACTCACAAAGCCCAGAGCAACTGCGTGAGAACTTGCTGGCAGTTCGCGCTCAGTACATCCGCACAATCCAAGCTATCGAAGCACAACGCCAAGGCTATCGGCAGATGCAAGGTGGCGGCGGTCTTACGCAGAATGTCCAAAGTCTAGTCGATCAGTACGCCTCTTAATTAGGAGTCTAATATGGGTTTGCAAGAACAGCTTGCGACTGCCCTGCAAAATGCACATGCAGCAGGTGATGTTAATGCTGCAAGGCAACTTGCACAGGCTCTCAAAGAACAGATGTCACGGCAACAGCAGCCCCAGCAATCACTTACAACCCCACCACCCCCTGTCTACGAAAAAGCACCTAAGAAAGCAGACGGTGCTCTTAGTTACTCTGTAGACCAAGCCCAGCGACTAGCTGGTAAGGGTGCAGAGGCGTTTGGTGATCTTATTGGCTCTGATACTGTCAAACAGTTTGGTACAGATGTTGTTGCCCAACAGGACAAGGACATCCAAGAGGGCGGCTACAAGCCTACATACACAGGTAGCTTACGA